CTTTTGCTTTGCGGACCGGCGCTTTCGGAAGCGGCGCCAAGACCAAGTTTCGACCGCTAACCCAAACCGGGGCCCGGACGGCCGCCGGCAGGAGCTTCCAAAGTGCCGGATATTACTTCGCAAAATGTATCGAACGCGATCCTGAAATTGATCGGCGTGAGAGCGCTGCCCGCGCTGCTCGCGAACCTGGTGATGGGCAACCTGGTCAACCGCGACTACGAGCCCGAGATGGGCAACACGGGCGACGTGATCAATGTCACGATTCCGCCAGTTCTGATCGCTAATAACATCGCCGAGGGCGGAACCGTTCAGACACAGAATCCCTCGCTCGGCAATGCCCAAATCACGCTCAACACCCACGTCGAGGCGTCCTTCCAGATTCCCGACGTCACCAAGGTTCTAGCCTATCCCGACCTCATGGACGTTTACATGAAGCCGGCGGTCAACGCCGTGGCGACCAAGGTCGAAAGCGATCTGCTGAATTTGTGGCCTCTGTTCACGGCTAACCCGCAGTTGGGCGCGACGAGCGCCATGGACGAGAGCCGCATCGACGCGGCCGAAACGCAACTGTTCGTCAACGACGTTCCGCAGGCGGACCCCAAATTCCTCGTGATCTCCGCCAACGCCGCGGGCTCCATGCGCCAGATCTCGCGCTTCACCGAAGCGCAGACCATCGGACCGGACCAAAAGGGCGATGCCATCCTGTCGGCTTACATGCCCGGCGGTTCGCCCGGCCTGTTCGGCAAGATCAAAGACTTCTTTGTGTTTCGCTCGCAGCTCGTGGCCCTGTCGACGAATTACAAGAATATCGCTTTCCACCGCAACGCCATCGGCCTCGTAATGCGCCGCCTGCCGACGCCCCTGCCCGGAACCGGCGCCATCGCCGAGTACATCGAGCTGGGCAACTTCGGTTTCCGCATCCTGCTCAGCTATCAGCCCGGCACTCTCGCCTCACAGGTGACCGTCGACGGGTTGTACGGTTGCGGCCCGCTGCGCAACAATCACGCCGTCGTAGTGCAGTCGACCTAGGCCCGGCTGGAAGGCAAAAGGGCCCCATGGATCTCAAAAAGTACTACAGCGACATACGCGCCGTGGAAGCCACGCTTCCCCCGCAGAAGATTTACTACCTCGTCTCTCTCGATAACCCGGACAAGAACATCACCGGCGGGCGAGTGCTGGACGTCGCGACGGCCCGCCAGGCGGCGGAGCTCATCGTAGGCCGAACCCATCGCCCCGCCGACCCCGCCGACATCGAGCGTTTCCGGGCCGACGAAAAACGCCTCTCCGAGGAATACGCCGCCGCCGAGTACAAACGGCGCGGCAATCTCGCCATGCCAGAGGAGCTGCAAGAGCTGGTGCGCATGGCCATCCGCAACGTAGACCCGGCGACGCCGGAGAAGAAGAAAAAGGGAGAAGTAAGCCATGAATAGCGATATCACCACCGGCGCGCAGACCGTGGCCGCCGCCGGCGCGGTCACGGGCGTACTCGCCACCGCGGCCCTAACGAATTTCAAGACCGTCAAGCTGCTGGTCTTCGGATTGAGCGCCGGCCAGCGCGCGCTCTTCTCGATCGAGGACACGGCGAATGCGACTCCGTTCTCGGATGCCCGGCAAGTCGCCGTAGCGCACTTCATCGGCGCTCAACCGGTCGACGGCAACGCCAAGGAATGGGCCACCTACGACATTCCGCTCACGCGGTTCGGCGTGGCCAACTCCGCGCTGCGCGTGAACTGCCTGGCGATCGATGCGGGCACGGGCACCGTGCAGGTGCACGGCTGGCTCGAAAGCTAAGCGCCCGATAAACGAAAACCAAAGCCCTCTTCGGAGGGTCGCCGCGGTACCGTCTCACGGCGGGATCGCGGCGCCATTTCTATTTTTGAAGGAGCCGAAAAATGCCTAAAGACGATCTCAGCGGAACCGATCAACAGCGCGCCGACTACACAGAAGGCCTGCGCGGAACGAGGGAAGCACTGTACGCCGGAGCGGTGGAATTCTTGCTCAACTATGTGAAGCGCATAGGCCACACTCCGGAGCACCAGCAGGCGTCGTATTACCTGTCGCAAATAGCCGAACTGCAAGCCCAGGAGAAACGCGACGAAGGCGAGCGCCAGTCGAAGGACGCCAAAGCCAAGGGCAACGATCCCGCGGCCGCGCCCCTCAACTACGACGCCGTGACCGGCGATCCCGCGCCGCTCTACGTGCCGGATTCCTCTCTCGACTCGAACCCCCTGACGCCGCCGACCCCGGCCGCGCCGGCGTGGGGCTCCGGTTCCACCAGCACCTACGTCGCGCCGGATGCCGCGCCGGCGCCGACCGTTTATCCCATCACGGAAGCTCCGCCCGAGGGCTAACCATGTCGCTCTTCAGCGATACCGACGTAGTGACGGCGGCGATGCTTGCACAGGTCGACTCTGAGGTCGCGGCCATCGCCGCGGCCTCGAAGCCGTCCATCCTGCTCGACGGGCCGGGCTCTATCTGCGAGCTGGCCTGGCGCGAGTGCGGGGGAATGTTTCTCGCCGCTCACCAAATGTATACGCCGGTGTTTACGGCGATCGGTGTCTCGGGCGGCCACCAGGCGGCCGTGAATAACATCGGCTCGCCGGCGCGGAACCAGTCGCGATCGCGCCTCAATCAGATCGTCGCCACGGAGTCGCAATACGCTAACTCATCTTCGGCCGTCCAGCGCTGGGTGACTTACAAAGCGCTCGAATTGTTTTACAGGGATGCGTCGACGCGCGTCAAGCAAGACCGGCTCGGGGTCAAGTACGATCGCTTCGTCGAAGATACCGATTTCGCCTGGCGGCAGCTCCGCCAGATCGGGCTACCCTGGCTCGCGCAGCCCATGGAAGCACCGGGAGCCAAGCACGGCGCCAACGCCGGCACGTGGACCGCGGCGAATCTCACTGCGGTTGCGGGCCCGGGCACGGCGCGAATCCTCCAAGTCGCCATCACCTACTACGACGGCTCGAGGTACATAGCGGAGGGAAACACCTTCAACGCCGAGAGCGGCCCATCCGTAATCCTGCCGATGATTATGGCCGCCGGCACGGTGCTACAGGTGTCCATCGCGAGTCTCAATCCGCCCACCGGCGTAATGGATCAGGTAGGACTTTCGGAGCCGGCCTGGACGCCGCTCAACGCGACGAACTGGGTGCTGTGGATCGGCATCGCCGGCGGCCCGCTCTATTGGCAAGCGGCCCTACCCATCGCGCAGCAGACTTTCACCATGCCGGGCGATCCGGTGCTCAGCGGAGCGATGCTCGGCACCGGCCAGAACCCCGACGCGAATCTCACGTTCCAGCGGGTCATAGGCAGGGGATGAATATGGAAACCAATCGTAGGTCTTTTTTCGAGTGGATAGGCGCCCTGTTCACGGTCGGCGTGGCGCGGCCCACTATTACGATAGCGCCCGCTCCGACGCTCGCCGAGCGGTACGCGGCCACCGCCGCGCGGTCCGCCCCGGACGCGCCCACTGTCGATATCGGCTTCATCAAGCCGGGCATGTCGATGGAGGATTACGCCGTAGTTGCACTCGCGGTCTTACGGTTGCTCGACAGCCCGCGCCGGACCGTTGCATTCCACGCGCGCGACTATCGCAACTTCGTCGAATACAGCTTCGAGGGGCCGGCTCTTCGGTACAGAAAGCGAACGGGCTATCCCGCGTGGTGGCACGAGGACCGATGACTCTTACGCGACGGCTACTCTTATTTCTGATTGTCGGCTGGCAGCTCGCGGCGCAGACCGTCGTAACGCAAAGCGCGCTTACCGACGCCAGCGGCTCGCCGGCCAACGGCCAGGCCGTAATCACCATAGGCGCGCCGTGCCGCACTCCAAGCGGCGCGTACGTCATTCTCCGGAGCATCACCAGGCCGGTTTCGTTCGGCTTCTTCTCGGCGACTGTCGCTGCAAACGATACCTGCCTGCCGTCGAGTAACTACTCGGTTGTTTGGTCATTCTCGGACGGCTCGACGCAATCTCAAACGTGGTTCGTGCCTACCAGCACGACTCCGGTTACGGTCGACGCGGTAACCGTCGCGACGGCCGGCGTCGTTTACCAGCCGGGCACCGGAGACGGTCCAGCCGGGCCTACAGGCGCAACAGGGCCTACGGGCGCGACAGGACCCGCCGGACCTACAGGCAGTCAAGGTATCGCGGGCCCCACGGGCGCAACAGGCCCAGCGGGCGCAACGGGGCCCACCGGTACCGCCGGCACTCCGGGCGCAACGGGCCCAGCCGACCTACCGGGCCTGCAGGCGCAACCGGGGCCACCGCGGCGCTAACGGATATCTCCCCCGTGGCCGGCGACTCCGGGCTCATCCTTGTCATCGATCCGCCTACGGCTATCAGCGTGACGCGGATCTTTTGCGCGGTGCAGGGAGCGACCAACGCGGTCGTGAACCTCGACAAGCGGGCGGAGGGCACGGTCGGAACCGACAGCGGCGCGCACTTACTCGGCGCCGATCTTACGGCGGTATCGGGCGGCGCGTCGACGGTAGTCTTTGCCAACGGCTCGGGCCAATGCGGCGCGACGTCGAGCTGCGCGATCGCCGCGCACACGCCCGTCGTACTCACGGTCACTTCCATAAGCGGCACGCCGGCGGCGCTCATTTGCAGCGTGGACTACACGGTACTCTGATGCGGATTTTCATCCTAACTCTCGCTTCCCTGTTCGCCCTGTTCGCACAGCAGAACACCGTCGTGAAGCATAGGGCTGCCGCCGGAGTTCCGCTTACCGGGACATTCCACAGCGGTTCGCACTGTATCACCGGGCAGGCCTCCTGCGAGATGGCGTCGCCTCTGGCTGTGACCGTGGGCGACTTGATCTTGTGCTACGTAAGCACGACTACCGTGCCTAACGGCGCGCCCGCGTCCTGCTCGGATTCGGATGGCGACGTATTCAGCCCGCTTGCCGGGCCCACCGCCACGACCGATGGCGTGAGCTCTATCGGGGAGTTGCTCGCCGCGACTGCCTCCGTAACCAATGCCTCGGAAGCCGTGACGGCGACGGTTTCATCCAGCTCTAACTACATGTCGGGCGCGGCGATCGCCCTGACGCTAAGTCACAGCCCCACGCTCGACCAACATCCCGCGGCGGGGCAATATGCGACTACGGCGATGACAACGGGAACCACCGGCGCGACGGCGCAGGCCTCGGAAATCGCCGTCGCCGGATATTCGGTCAAGAACGGGGCCGGCGGCGGAGTTACGCCGATTCCCTCCACGGTCGCGGAAAACTGCCAGTGGAGCTCATCCGGGCAGGGGAATCAGAGCGACACGTTCCTGTGCTGGCAGCAGCTGAGCGCCGCCGGAACCTACCAGGGCACGGCCACGGCGTCGGTAAGCGAGACAGGTGTCGGCCACATCGTGACTTTCAAATAATATGCCCGATCTCACCGCTATCGTCGCCAGACACAACCGCTCGCAGGACACGCTCGTCTCGGCCTTCGAAACGAACCTGCGCGAGATTGTCCTGCGCGCGCAGGGGCGCACGATTGCGCAGCTGGCGAAGAAGCTGGCCATGTCGGACGGCGCCGCGATCGCGGGCACGCCGGGCAACATGCTCGTACTCCGCAACGCCGGCAAGATGTTCATGCAGGAGATGGACCGCGCCGGCTACCAGCGTTTGCTTGCGGTCTTCACCGGCGAGTTTCACCAGACGCTGCCCTTCCTGCAGGACACGCTCCGCTATCTGGGCGACCAGGTGGGCAAGAAGTGGGGCGAGGAGCTCGGGTTTACCGCCAAGGACTTATCGCTACTCGGCGCCGTCCAGGCGAACAGCGCGGCGATGCTGACGAGCGCGATAGAGGCCGTCGCCGGCCAGGCGGTGACACGCGGGCTATTCTCCGTCTCCGGACTGCGTTTCGGCTCGCTGGTGGAAACGCTTACTACCAAGATCGAGACGTCCATCGGCAAAGCTACTTCGATCGCCAACACCGCCGTTAGCGTCTATTTCAGGACGGCCTCGGACAGGGCCTTCGCCATCGTTACGAAGGGCCTTCCAGAGCAGGTGCTGCGATACCGATTTAGCGGCCCTAAGGACAAGCTGGAAAGGCCCTGGTGTCGCGCGATGTCGCTGGCCGACAAGAGCTACACGCGGGCCGAAATCGACAAGATGAACAACGGCCAATTCCCCGTGGGGTCGTGCTTCATGACCGTTGGTGGGATGAATTGTAGACACTTTTTTTGTCTCAGCACGGACGATTTGGAGGTGTCTTCTGTACAGTCTGCATAGTATAATGGAAAGATGCCAACCAAGACTTGTACCACGTGCAAGTCGGAGTTGGACGTCTCCTGTTTTTACCCGCAGCTCACGGGTAAGTTCGGCAAACAAGCTCAGTGCCGAAAATGCGCCTGCGCCTACTCGAAACACTATTCCGCCACTCACGAGCCGCGGTCTCTGCCGCCCGCAATGGCAGGGGAGCGGGCTTGTTCCGTCTGCGGGGCCACGAAGCCGATCGCCGATTTCTACGCGAGCCCTGCCGGAAAAGCAGGGAGACAGGCACACTGCAAGGAGTGCCGCAAGGCTTCCGTTATGCGGCGCGCCAAGAACCTGCCGCTTCGGGAGCCGCGGGTCGATGGCGTCAAGCGATGCCCGCGTTGCGACGTCGAATGGCCAATCTCACAGTTTCACATCGACCGCAAGCGCCACGACGGTCGCGTTCAGTATTGCCCGGACTGCATCGCCGCGAATGGAAAGCGCTGGCGGCAAAACAATCCCGAGCATAAGAAGGCCATCGACCGCGCCTATCACCTCTCTACCGTTGATGAACATCGGCGCAGAAGCAAACAATGGGTCGCGGATAACCCTGAGAAGGCCCGCGAAACGCAGCGTGCTCTATACCTCGCGCAGCGATCTGCGCGCATCGCGGCGGCCAGTGCTTGGCGAAAGGCCAATCCCGACCGAAGGAAAGCACAGCACGTTAAGGACAAGGCTATTCGCCGCACTCGCGAAGTCATCGGCTCGTTCACGGGGAAAGAATGGAAGTCGCTAGTCGCCAAATTCGACGGTCGCTGCGTCTGCTGCGGGAAGACTCCCGCAAAGCTGACGGCGGATCACGTCGTACCGGTGTCGCGCGGCGGGACGAATTACATCGCCAACATTCAGCCGCTCTGCGCTCCCTGCAACTCCAGCAAGCACAATCGCCACTCGACGGACTACCGCGACACGCCGTTCACGCGGACGGGGCACGCCGCGCCGGCCGCTTAACCTTCAATCCACGGTCTATCAGTTCGCGAATCGCAGCCGTCTTGCTGGGCAGCTTTTCGCTCCAGCGGAACGCCTCGATCTTTGCGAGCATGTCCGGCTCGATCAGGACGTT